TCATGCGGCGCGGTCGAGGCGTTGTTTGATGGCGCTGACGCCGATGAGCGCGCCGGCGAGGATGCCGAGCGCGTTGAGCGTGATAACTATCGCGTCCACGTAATGCCAGCCCCATGCGGGGCCGACCGTGCCCACGAACACGGCGAGTGCGGGCAGGACGATGAGGCCGAGCCATTTGAGGATGTCGTAGACGCGGCTGGGGATGAGCCAGTCGGGCACGTCATGGGTGACGTCGGCCGTCTCGGGCCAGTCGCTCACATCGACGCCGGGAAGCGTTTCGCCGGTGTCGGTCGTGTTTTTGCTGTCGGTCATGTTTTACTCCGATCAAAAAAATGGTGGTGATGCCGCCATCGGGAGTAATGGCGGCATCGGTTGGTTTTAGCGGCAGGTCACCACGTCACCGGGATAGTAGACGTTGATGTTGCCGGAGGGTACCGAACACTGGGAGACGTTGTAACCGTGCGCGGTGGCGAAATCCCACACGGTGTCGCCGTACTGGAGGACCTTGGAGACCCCGCCGGACGGCGCGGTTGTGGAGCCGCCGCCGTAGGTTACGACATCGCCCACGTAGTAGCGGTTGATATCACCGCTCGGCGTATGCCATGCGGACAGGGGCCATGCGTTGTAGGCTACGGCGAGTCCCCAGATGGTCTCGCCCCACTGCATGGTGTGGCTGATGCCACCCGTGTTGGTGTCGGCCGGGGGAGTGTCCGGCTGCACGGGCGCGGCCTGTGCGGCCGGGGGCGTGGAGCCGCCGGCGGGGTTGGCGTACAGGTCCCACTGCCATGCGTCGCCACGGAACACGTTGAGGTCGATGGGACTCCACGTGTTGACGACACCGGTGCCGCTGTACTGTCGCATGGCCTCGCCGTATGCGCCGATCATCCACGGATTGGCCTGATAGCCGGTCGGGCTCATGTTCGCGTATTGGGCGATCCACAAACCGTACCGGTCGCGGATGTCCTGCGGGATGGTGCCGGCGACCGGGCCGGTGTACAGCAATGGGCGCACACCGCCGCTCAAGCGTTCGCACTCCGCCATGAATCGGCGTACCCAATCCCAGTTGCCCCATGCGGGGTTGTCGTCCATCTCCCAATCCAACGCCACGATGCCGTGACGCCAATAGTTCGACGTGTTGCGATAGAAGAATTGGGCTTCCGCCTCCGGGTTGCCGCCCATCGCGTAGTGATACAAACCGAATTTCTTGCCGGATGCTTGTGCCTGGGCGATCATGCGGTTGGCGTCCGTGTTGACGCCGGACACCAAGCAGTTGTTGTTGACTTGGCCCGTGCCCCATGTGGTGCCGACCACGATAAAATCGGCCTGCATGTTGTACACGTCTACGCCGCACTGCCAGTTGGACATGTCCACGCCCTGCATGTCCGCGTGCGCGGTCGCCGGAAGCAGCATCATGCAGATGGCGGCGGCCAGTGCCGTGACCTTGGCGAACAGGCGCTTATGCCATGGCTTCGGCTTGTCCTTGTTATTGACCATATGTCCCCTTTCTCGGGATGGATTGTTGTTTGTGGCCCACGGTCGTGGGTCAGGACTGTCGTGGCGCTATCGGCGCGGATTGGATGTCATTGTTGAGCGATGTCCCGTGGCCGTTGCCGCCCAGGCTGTGATAGCTGTCGTAGAGGCGTTGGGAGCGTGATTTGAGGTCTTCGTCCGCCACTCCGTCGTGCTCGATGACCATTTCGCGGCGCAGGTCCTCCAACTGGCACAGCAGGAGCTCGCGCAGCCCGTTGACCATGGCTTTGCCCCATCGCCACATCAGGCCCAAAACCGTGGCCACGCCGCCACAGATAAAAGGCACGAGCCAATCGACGACGTGAGTGAGCAAAGACATGGAAAAGCTCCTTTACGGTGGGTAAAACCCACACGTTCGTCCCCGTTGGATAGGCCAACGGGCGTGTGGGTTTTCGGAGGTTGAAAATGCTGTTACGAGAGTTTTGGAACGGCCGGTTTTGGCCGTATTGCACGGCGAATCTGCGTGAGTCCACGTGTGTCGGCTATGAGTCGGCGTGGCGGCTGCATGTCATGCCATGCTTCGGCGGCATGGATATGGGCGCGATCAGCGTGGAACTGGTCGACAAATGGCTCGCAGGTTTCGACAGCGCGGGCGCGGCACGCAAGGCATGGGCCGTATTGCGCGCGATACTGAGGCGGGCTATCCGCTGGAATCTCTTGGACGTGGATATCACGAGACGCGATATCCAGTTGCCGGCCAAGCCGCATTACGAGCCGGTGATATTGGGCATCCGTCAGCAGCGATCGCTGTTGCAGGGCTTTTACGACCATCCGCTTGAGGCGTGGCTTATCTGCGCCGTCTCATGCGGCCTGCGCACCGAAGAGGGGTACGGTTTGGAGTGGAGTGACATTGATCTGCGCGCAGGCGTCCTGCATATCGAGCGCGGTTTGCAATGGGTGAGCGGCCATGAGGTCGTCGTGCCGCCGAAGACCGAATTGAGCCGTCGCACATTGCCGTTGCCGCGCTTCGCGGTCAAGCGTCTGCGCGAGCTCAAGCCGCGCGAGGGAGGGCGACTCATCGGTGCGCTCACCCCGCCACAGGTGGCACGCCAGTACAAGGGCTGGTGCAAGCGGTATAGCCTGCCGCACGTGCCCGCACGCAACCTGCGCCACTCGTGGGCGACGAACACGTTGGCGGCGGGAGCCGATATCGCCATCGTGAGCAAAATGCTCGGACACAGCGATATCAAAACCACGGCCCGCTACTACCTCAAGCCGGATATCGCGGCGTTGAGGGACGCGCAACGCCTCTGGGAGAGATCCTTGATAGCCTGAGGGGATTCCCTAACCCGAATGCCGTATATTCTGTGCGGAGGCCATACCATCACCACGAATGATGACGGCACATTCTACATCAACGTCCAATCCCCAAACGGGAAGAAAGCCGATTACGCGGCCTACACGATTGGGCCGTTCGGCACTGGTTTCGACCAGGCCGGCGAGTACACCGCACAACGTTGGGATACCAGCAACGTAAACCAGATACGCTTCCGCCTGTGGAACACCAAAGACAACCGCTGGTGCGGGAGGGTCGCGATATTCGGAAGCTGGATCGCAATCTGGAACAGGCAATAGTTTTCCCTAACCCAGATGCCTGATATTGAGTCCGGTATGTTCATTGGTTCGACCAGCGTGAACGGTGCCGTATTGATCAAATGGGGCAGGCATTCCACAGCACCGTTTGCCGTGTTCGTCACCTACGCGCCAAACAACAACGACTCGGTGACGAACAATTTCACGCCACTGATTTGGTCCGTCGGCGACAGCGATTTTCAGGTACGTCTGCGAGATGACCGCAGCCATGCCTGGGGCAGATCGCAACCGGTCCGGCTGTACTGGCTGGCAACATGGAAACGATAGCTTTCCCTAACCCCTGTCACGGGCCAAGTCAAGATGCCGTATTCCGATAGGCATATCACTCTGGTTCGTGTCGGCCGTATTGTCACCGCCTGCGCGTATATCACGCTGACAAGCAATTTCAATCAGGTCGGCAACGTGTCCGTCACCGAGACAATCCCGGAGGGTTTCAGACCGTCCGGCGATTCCCGCGCGGTCATGCGCGGCACCGACAACAGCGGTGCAATCAGTTTCTACCTTTACGGCACGCCGGAGGGGAAAATGGTGTTGAACGGCACCGGATATACCGGCCGATTCGTCGGTATATCCGGCTGTTGGATTACCGCGTAGCTTTCCCTAACCCAGCGTTCTACGACGTGGCGAGTACCTTACAGCAGCGACAGCATTTTGCTTACGCGCATCGGTGATATCTGTTTCATGGGTGGCAACGTAAAATTCAACAGTAGCGGGCAGAACAATTACACGAAGGCTCAGGAGAAGCTCCCCGAAGGGTATCGACCCGTCATCGCCAATACGCCCGTGGCCGTTTTCGGTGGTGAAACGACATTCATCTGTTACGGCGAAGCCAATGGCACCGTCACGATGCTTGGCAATCCGAACAGCGCGTACGCGGGATGCACCGGCGTATGGAGGACCGCCGACCCGATGCCCGCCGCATAGCTTCGGGACACTGGCTCAGGCGGTTGCACTGTCTTGCAGTGACCCCACGGGTCATAGCGCGTATGAGACGGTCATGCCGAACGCGTTCGTGCCCTGCGTGCCGCCCTGATTGGCGTAGGTCATGGTTCCGTTCGTGTTTACGTTGATGATCTTCTGGTTCGCGCCGTCGCGTCCGCCATATGAGAAATTCAAATCCATTGGAGGACGCCAGCTTTCAGGCAGGGTTCCGAAATTGCCGGTGTTCCACGAGCCGAACGCCGACGACTTCCAGTCGATGCGCAACGTGACGAGCGAGCCGCGACGGTAGCCTTTGACGGTACCGTAAGTGGAGTTAATCAGCGTCAGCACTTCGGTCTGGGTTAGGGAATCCCACACATCCTCCAAGGGCTGCATAACATTGACCAGCGTGTCAATCGATGTGATGGTGAT